ACAGCCGGGACTGTGCATCTTGCTAACGGAAATTCCCAAAGTATTGTAGCCGGAATAACGGGCGGCGAGAACGAAGCAGCTAACGAAACCGAAGCCCGAAAGGTGAGGATTTGGGCCGGAGCAAGTAAGGCGAATCGCTTTACCGCTCCCTTCCGCGTCCTTCAAGACGGTAGTTTTGTAGCCACCAAGGGAACAATCTCGGGAACCATTAACGCCAATTCCGGCACTATTGGCGGCTTTGAGATTGGAAGCGGACGAATTGGCACGGCTTCAAGTAGTACGGCTTCTTCGGGGAGTGGCCTATCCCTGTTTGGCGATTTTATAAAATTCGCTAACACTTACTGCTGGGCTTCGATTGGTACCAACGTATTGCCCGCGTCCGTCGGAATGGTAGGCGTAGAACGTTGTACTAATACAACGCCAAACTCATGGGGTACGAACTACGGCCTTCTTATTAGCGTAACAGGAGCAACAACCAACCTCGCAATAAAAGCGACCGGGGCAATAGTTTCGGATAGCTATATAGAAAGTTACGGACTTGCGACAATAACACCATCTACCAACACTTGCCATATTCCGGGCGAGTTAACCTCGCCTACAATGTTCCGCATTAAAGCGAAGTTCATTTACGATAACGCCGGGATTGGCTTCCCTTCGCGTGGATCCATAGCCACCGCGTTAGGAATTGGCAGTAGTACCCCTTTTGCCGTCCGCTTTACTATTATTGTCGATAGCACAAGCACAAAGACAGGCTACATTACCGGGCGTAATACCTTCGTAACGGGCAAGAGCAGCGCCGGAGCCACAACGTACCCGATGAATAGTAATAGTTACCCATACCGACTAAACCAAAACGGCGGCAACGAAACAGGTAAAATGAATATGGCTAAGGGCGACACCGCCGAATTTATGTTAGTTTGGAACGGAAGTAGCAACTATTACGCTTATTGGCTTAGTCATATAAGTTAACCGACTGAAACACGCCGCTATATAGTGCTTTGTTACCCCGTCCTACACGGCGGGCGGGATAACAAACACTTCACGGATATTTAGCGACGTATTAAATTGATACGATTATAAAGAAAATTTGCACCAACTTAAAACGACCCTATATGACAAACAGGAACGGCGCCAAGTAAGCGTACAAGTTTCGGTAATTGGCCCGGTCAACTTCGACGGCGGCAGTTTCCGAAAAGATACCCCCTTTTGCGTCAAGAACGACGGAGAAGCGGCGGTAGTGCTTGAAGTGAACCTTTGGGGAATGCCCGAAGGCGAGTTTATAGCCACGCGCTTTGAAACAGGGTGGAACCCCGAAATAGTCCGCGAGATAAAATCAACAAGTCAAAAAACCGCCCTTCTTTGGGGCTATTAAAACAACATACGAATATGGGTTTAATCATAGCAGCGGGCAACACTAAGCCCGCCTTCCCTTACGATTATTACTACGGCGTTAAAATCAAGACGACCGTAGCCGCTACCACGTTGGAGAGAGTGGGCCGCCCGGAACTTCACGTTTCGCTGCCTATTCAGTCCAAAATGCGCCGTTGTGTGCTTCGTGACAACGGAACGGTAGCCTACTACCTTCACGCTACCGACAGCACCAAGCGCGACAACGGAGCCGCCGCCAACCTTACCGGGGCGGACGGGCAAGTAATGGTTGAAATTCCCCGCCATTACCGAAAGTTTGAGTTCGACGGCACGGACTTAGTAGCCCTTATTTCCGAATACCCGTTACCCGGCTTCCACGAAATCCCCTTAATGTACCGCAGTGCCTACGAAGCCACCGTAGACCGCACCGTTACGGCTACGCCTAAATTGGCTTCCGTCGTCAACGCTACCGCCGCCTTCCGTGGTGGAAACAATAACACCGCGTGGGATGGAACATACCGCAGCCTTCTCGGACTTCCGGCTACACAAATTTCCCTTACCAACTTCCGCAACTACGCCCGCAACCGTGGCGAAGCCGGGCTTAACGGCAAAGGGTGGAACTGCGACCTATACGCCGCGCAGCTTACAACCTATTGGCTGTTCGTCATTGAATACGCCAACCTTAATTGTCAAGCGGCATTTAATGCGCAGCCCGACGCAAACGGCTACAAGCAGGGCGGACTCGGCGCAGGCGTAACAACGCTTAATAGTACGAAGTGGAGCACCTTTAACGGCTATTATCCCTTCGTGCCGTGTGGCTATACCAACAGCCTCGGCAACGCTACGGGCGTGGTAGAGTTCACAATGCCCACCGAATACGACGCTACCCCCTTAGTCGTACAGGTTCCAAGTTACCGAGGGTTAGAAAACCCCTTTGGGCATATTTGGAGCTGGACGGACGGCTGTAAGTGTGAGATACAGAGCGACGCGGACGGCGGGCTGTCGAAGTTCTACGTTTGCAACGACCCGGCTCAGTTCCAAGACAGCAGCTATAACGGCTACGAGTACCGGGGCGACCTTCCCCGAAAGGAAGGCTACGTTAAGGCCATACTTGCCGGAGAGTTCGGCGAGAATATGCCGCGAGAGGTTGGCGGCGGTTCTACGACCTACTTCTCGGACTACTTCTATACTTCTATACCCGCTTCCGGCGTGGCTATGAGGGGCGTTTTGTTCGGCGGTAGTGCGCACCACGGCGCGGCTGCCGGGCTTGCGTTCGCGACTACGAACGACGCGGCTTCGCATACGCATGCGCTCATCGGCTCCCGGCTTTGCTTTATACCCGCCGCGTAGCACGACCACGCCCCCACGACCTACAAAAACACAATAACCCGCCCCAACCGCCGCGTACCGTTTATTCGGCGGTTGGGGTCAATAAAAAACAAAAATATGGATACTCAAACGAACCCCGGACACGACGACGGAACCCTCGCCTTCCTGAATATTCCACAGGACGAGAATAACAAGCACTTCAACTGCCACGAAACCACGCAGCAGAAGTTAATTAACCTTTCCTTCTTCGTGCTTGACTTCATCGACGGAGTTAAGACCAAGTTCGGGGCGGAACGCTTCTTAGTGAAGATAAAGCACCCGGACAACAGCCCCGACAAGGCGGGGCAAGTGGAAAAGTTCTTTACCAATTCCACCGAAATAAAGTATGTGCTTCGTGAGATTAAGAAGCGTAACGCCTTCCCGCGAAAAGTCACTATGAGGGCTTCGGGAACGCGCTACTACTTTGAATAAAACGAATTGGGTTGTTTGCCTTCGGGCGTTTTGTTCGGCGGTAATGCGAACAACGGCGCGAATGCCGGGCTTGCGAACGCGAATACGAACAACGCGGCTACGAATACGAATGCGAACATCGGCTCCCGGAATTACTGATACACTTAGCCCCACAGGGTTAAGACACGATACTAAAAAGGCAAAGACCCCGCCCGCAAAGGCGAAAAATAGTAATTATTTAACGGCTTTTGGTAGGCTACCCGCCGAAGAACGCCATAGAATCAGCAAAGCAAAAAGAAGTGAAACGACGCGGAAACATATACGGCGAATTTAGCAGCGTGGAGAATATAACCCACGCTATAATCACGTCGCCGAGCCGCAACAAGAAGAAACCCCGGCGACTTGCAAAGACCGTCGAGGAACAGGCGAAGGAAATACACGCCCTTCTCGTTAGCGATAGTTTCCGCCCGTCGCCTTCTTACACCGTTACAATTCACGACCCCAAAGAACGACTTCTTACCATACTTCCCGAAACGCCCGACAAGATAGTACACCGCGCCCTGTTAAACGTGCTTCGCCCCATTTGGGACAAAGTATTTATTTCCGCTTGTTATTGTGGAGTGAAGCGGCGCGGGCAACTTCCGGCAGCTAAAAAGGTTTTGGACTTCTTACAGGAAGCCCGGCAGAGCGGCCCGGTATATTGTCTTAAATTCGACATAAGGAAGTATTACCCTTCCATAGACCACGGCGTAATGAAGGGAATAGTACGCCGGAGCATTAAGGACAAGCGGATACTTAAAATTTTGGACGACATTATAGACAGCGAACCCGGTATTATGCTCGGTAGCCCGCTTAGTCCATACTTCGCCAACCTTTATATTACGCCGTTGTGCCATTGGCTCAAGGAGAAGAAGGGCGTTAAACACCTTATTGACTACGCCGACGACTTTGTTATACTTTCCAACGATAAAGAGGAATTGCACCGTTTACTCGCCGAGATTGAGGACTACACGACCAACAAATTAAAAATAGAGGTCAAGAGGAATAAGCAAATTTTCCCGGTAGCCTTAGACCGAAGCGACAAGCACGGCCGGGGCATTGACTTTTTAGGCTTCGTCTTTTACCTTAACGAAACACGGATAAGGAAGGGTATAAAGCGAAACCTCTGCCGGAAGTTGGCAAAGTTACGGAAAGCCAAACACCCCGTACCCGAAAAGGAGTTTTTACAGGCACTTGCGTCGTGGTGGGGTTGGCTTAAATACAGCGATAGCGACTATTTTATTAACAAACTAAACAAGAAAAGCCCGTATGAAATCAAATTCAGACGTTAGGCCGGCGGCTATTTTGCCGCTCGGTAACGGTGCCTTCCACTATAACTACAACGTGAAGGCCCGCACACAGGAAGCAGAACCCGCACCCCAGGCCGACGAAGGCAACCCCGAAGGAGTGGAAACCGCCGTAATGGTGGAATCGCCCCGAATTGTCTACGACTACGACACCGTGGAAGTGTGGGGCAACCCGAACTATAAAGAGATAGTCCGCGCCGTCATCCGCGCCGAAGTTTCGGAAACGGAAGAGTTCGGACTGATTAACGACTACAACGCCGCCCGCGCCGGACTTGTAGAGGAAGCCGAAGCCAAGGAAGCCGAAGAACGCTATACCGCGCACCTTCGCCGCGTCGCCGAGATTAAGGCGATGGTTAAGGTAGACCTCGCCGGGGCCGGGTACTAACCAACCTATACAACGATGGAGTATTTACCCGAAATAATTAGCGCGTTGGCTGTGATTATTACCGCGTGGTTCAGTTACAACCAATACGCAAAAAATAAACTTACCGACTTGAAGGTAGAGCAGATGCAGCGCGACAACGAAGTAAAGCGTAAGCGGCGTTCCGACAATTCGGCGTTAGTCCACGGCGAATTGTGGGAAATACTTCATGAACTTAAAGCCGACCGGGTTTATATAGTTCAGCCGCACCCATTAGGCAACGAAAGCATGGTAAGCATCTACTTTGAAAGCAAACGCAAAGGAGTGGAGAGCATGAAGCCGCGTATTCAAAACCTAAAAATGTGCGACGTAGCGAAGTTTTGCGCCGACCTTACTAAGAACTTGTTTATGTACATAACTGACATAGACAACCAAGTAACCGACCGCTACGCAAAATCTTTACTTTCGTCGTGTGGCACGGAGCAGGTAATAATAAAGCGACTTTCCGATAATTCGCACGATTGGGTAGGCTCAATCTTTTGCGAGTTTACCCACGGGCAGAAGATAGACGAAGCCGAAGCCCGCGCCATTCTTCACGAAGCCGCTATGAATATTCAGTACATTCTGCCCGCCTTCATTGACTAACCAATATTAACACAGCATGGCAAATTTAGCAATTTTAGCCCCCTTCATTTTGTCGCACGAAGGCGGCTTTGTAAACGACCCCTTAGACCGGGGCGGAGCGACCAACAAAGGCGTTACTATTGCGACGTGGCGACAAGTTGGCTACGACAAGGACGGCGACGGCGACATCGACGTAGACGACCTCAAGAAGATAACCGACACCGACGCGGTGGAGCGTGTTATGCGTCCCCACTATTGGAACCGGTGGAAAGCCGACCGCATTACTTCGCAGTCCGTCGCTAACATTGTCGTCGATTGGGTATGGGCTTCCGGCAAGCACGGAATAACCAAGGTGCAGGCCCTTCTCGGCGTAACGGTGGACGGCATTGTAGGCGACAAGACCTTAGCCGCCCTTAACGCACAGCCGCCCCGCGTCCTGTTCGACAAGATTAAGGCCGCCCGCGTCGCCTTCATTGAAGGCATCATAGCCGCCAACCCTTCACAAAAGCGGTTTAGGAAAGGCTGGCTTAACCGCCTTAACCGTATTCAGTACGGAAGCCTTACCCACAACACGAACCCCGCTAAAAAAGTAACCTTCCCCGACGTATGACACGAATAGCCATTTTCCTAATAGCCGCCGTCGCCTTCTTCCTTTCCGGCTGTTCCACCACCCGGAAGACAACGGCGACCAAAACCCAGGCCGAAGCGCAGCTTACAGCGACGACCGCCGGACAGCAGCACACCGAAGCCACAGGGCAGACCGCAATAATTACCAACGTGCAGACCGACGAGAAGAAGAACGTAGTTATAGACTTCGCCAAGGTGGAATTTTACCCCGGCGAAGTTCCTACGCTTCCTTCCGACAGCACCGCCCCCGATTGGCTTAACGCGATAGTTCCGGGCGGATCCATTGAGGACGGCACGAAGGCGAAGCCCCCCAACGTGAAAAGTATCACTACGGGCCGGGCAGTCATTAACGGCGAAAAGAACGAGAGCCGGGCGACCGAAGCCACAGCCCAAGCGACCGCCACTGAGGACACCGCAATAAAAGCCGACGTTTCGGCGGCCCAACAGGAAGCCACCGAAACCAAGACCGAGGAAAAGCCGAAGTTCGCTATTTGGGATTGGCTTTACCTTATAGTTGTCGGCGGCTTTTCTGCCTATGCCTTATTTTACGGCGTAAAGACAATTATTAAAATACACAACGCCGCGAAGAAGGGCAGCTAACACAAGAACCGAGCCGGAAGCCGTGGGGCAGCTTCCGGCTTGTCTATTTCCGGGCATAACAAAAGAAAAGTACCCGAAAAAGTCCGTTTTTGGGTACTTTTTCGGGTACTTATTTGCTAATTCGCTGATTTTCAGCGTTACGAGCGGAGAGAGAGGCTGATATACCTATATTTTCAATTATTTGCAACCATAACCAAACATACACACTAACAGCGGTTGGCGTGGCTACGGTTGTTTCATTGGGTAGGAGCATAATCAAACATTAACCACAAATTCGGGTACTTTTTCGGGTACCCTATTTTTCGCCTTCGTCCGTGGTGGAACGATTAGAACCGAAAGAATTAAACCGTTCCATATTTTCAACCTTAGCATCATTGACAATTTTAATATAAGGCTTCATAGCCTTAAAGTCGCTGTGCCCTGTCCATTCCATAATAACCGGGGCCGGAATACCGAGCCGCAAAGCGTTTACAATAAAAGTACGCCGTCCGGCGTGGGTAGTAAGAACGGAATACTTCGGCACTACAACCTCGGAGCGTTCACTGCCGACATAGGAAACAATATTAACGGGTTCGTCAATTCCGGCAACTTCCGCCGCTTCGTGAAGGTTTTCGTTCATTTTTACGTTGCTTATAACGGGCAACGCTTTATCATTTGGAAGCCCTACGCCTTCGTATTTGTCAAGAAGGGCGAGGGCATATTTATTAAGTTCGATATGTAGCCGCGCCGTCGTTTTCTTTGTTACGATAGACATAAAGGGCGGCGTTTGTTCCCGGTGGATATCGGAACGCCGGAGTTTGGCAACGTCGGAATAGCGAAGCCCCGTAAAACAGCAGAAGCAAAACACATCACGGACAGCCGGAAGGGAAGGTTTATTAGCCGGAAATTCAAAGTTTAGGAAGTGTATAAGTTCGTCCCATTCCAAATAAATAACTTCTTTGCAGTCCAATCCCTTAAAACGGGGGCGGTATTGCAAATGAGCAAGCCCGGTATAATAGCCATTGGCAGCAGCCCAACGCAAGAACCAACGAAGGAAGCCTACGTTTTTGGCTACGGTTGTGTTTAATTGCCTAACCTTCGTTTGCAGATGAGCCACAAAGCCCGCGAAGGTTGCTTTATCAAAGCCTTCTAAGGTTAGTTTCTTATTATAGTTCTTTAAGTGTGCTTTTAGACTACTGAATTTTGTATAGGTTGATTTAGTCCAATTATTCGTAACCCCCATTTCCCCGGTAAATAGGTCATAGACGGCGAAGAACCCTAACGGCTTTTCTTCCGGCTTCTTTTCTTCGGGCTTCGCACGTCCGGCGGCCAAGTCGAAGGCTTCCTTAAATTCAGCGACCGAAGGCGGGCGTTTATTGTCAAGTTCAAACCGGGTAAGGACTTCTTCAATAGTGGAAGCCACAGCCATAACGCCGCGATTGATAGCCCCGGCTGTTTCGCCGTGGCTGTTCTTGTTTCCGAGCCGGACGCAACTATTAGCGTCGTCCCATTTAGCCGGGGCAATAACATAGCCGGAGCGGATATCACACCGAAGACCGGCCCACGATACCCGAAGCCTAATACCAACTTCTTCCGTAGCCTTACCCTTATTGTTAGGCTTTATATGTAATCCTACCTTAATTTTGAACTTCATAAGTAAGCATTTTTCCGCACCCGGTAAGCAGCCACTTCGCCGAAATGGGATAGCAGGCTGTAATATAGTGGGCGGCTTCCAATTCTATGCCCTTATAGCGGGGCTTGTAGTCCGGCTTCGGGGTAACGCCATAGCCTAACCGAAGTTCCCGATACTTCGGCGCACTAAGCCCGTATTCATTGCAGAACGCCTCAAGCGACGCAACCTTATTTAATTCTACAAGACGTTCCAACGCCAAGAAGAAACGGCGGCTTATTTCTTCCTTAATGGGCCAGGAAGTATTAACTACGCGGGGCATAGTCCGGCGGCTTTGGCGTTGTCAACAATAGCGAAGTAGTCCGCTTCCGATATAACAATAGTTTCCCGACCGTCCAAGTACGCTGCTTCCAAAGCGTCGAAGACGTGGCGAGGGATAAACGGGTAGTAAGCCCGGTTAGAATAATAGGTATTTATAGCGATTTCCATATAGCTGAGTTATTTTTCCCGAATTTTGCGTTTACGGCACTTTACGCCCCAAATGGTAGGAATTACCACCCCGAAGAAAACGGCGCGAAAATGGGGCGTTTCTGTGCGTTCTACGCGTATCACTTTACTACGGCACTTATACCGCTACTTACCTGTATTTCTCGGCTTTATATATAATAAGGTATAGCCAAAATTTCAGTATAAAGGAACGGTACGCCCAAGGACTACCCGACAGCGGCAGAGGTTGCAGTGTCGCCCCGGTGGACATCCGCTTTTTTAGTAAGTTCTGTTAGCCGTTCGATAGTCCGCTGTTGACTTTCTATTATAGAGAGAAGGCGGGCTTTTTCTTCGCGGGCATCTTCCAAAAGTTTAAGCAGAATTTCGGAAGGTGCCGCTTCGTGGGCTTCCGGCTTTTCTTCGGGTAGAAGCATTTCGCCCTCGCCCATCATAAGCCACAGCGGATTAAGGCGGGGAAATTGTATGGTAATTTGTTGCAGAGTGTCCGGCATTATAGACTTACGAATACTTTGTATATAGGCAGACCCCACGCCGACCCGCCTACAAAATTCGCGTTCGCTGATACCTACAAACTTTATAAAGTCTTTAAGTCGCTCTTTTACTGTTCCTTCCATTGCGTTGAAGGGGTTAAATGTTAAACAATCTTAAAAACACGTCCTTTGTATGGCAAACACTTGCATCGTGTATGGCAAAGTATTAACTTTGCACCGTGTTAGTAATTCAGTTGCAAAGTTAGCGAAAATTACGGCACGAAGCAATAACAAAAATTACTTAAATTTCAGTTATATGGACTACACGACAGCACAGATTAACAGAAACTTCCTAATTAAAGTTAGCGGAGTGAACGGCGAAGGAAAGCGGTTAAATACCCTCGTCGGAGTAAGTGGGCTTCTTCGTCTTATTGGCGAAAAATTAGCCAACAACCTCCTAACCCGCGCCTTCAAGTGTATGCTTGATAAGTGCGTATGCAAACTTCGTCGCGGGCTTAAAATTACATTCTACTATAAATAAGCATACAAGTATATGGCAAGTAAAACTATTAAGGCTAAGGCAGTCGTAAAAGTGCTTACCGACTTCGGCTATTGGTGCCTGGCAGAGATACGCGGACTTAAAGAAGGCACAATATTAGAAGGCCGGTTTAACCCCAAAAACAAAGCCTTTGATTTTTCCTACAACGGGCAAGACGCAATGCTGTGGATAGGACAAAACGGCGAACTAATAGAGGACGAAACAACTAACACCATACAACAATGAGCATGAACGACAACCAGGGCTGTAGTGTTTGCCCCGCCGGAAGCGAGAACTACGAAGTATTCACTACCCGCCTACGCGGAAAGCGAGTTAAGCGCGTCCAATACGACTACCGCACCCCGGACGGGGAACTATTCGCTACCGTGGCTTCGTCCTTGATTGAGTGCCGCCACCGCCGCGATGAGTGGTTAGAGAAGCGACAGGCAAACGCGGGTAAGGGTTAATTTTCCCGATAGCCGTATCAAGTTAATACGGAGCAACCACAACTATATAGCAAGCCAACGGAGAAAGAATCCCTTTCGTGAAGGCTATAAACCGTTGACAACCGGGAACAGGCCGGAGCGCGGACGCAGCGAAAGCGGGCGAAGGAAGTTCGAGCCTTCCACCGCGCACTAAATTCTAACCGCTTAATAATTCAAAATATGACATTGACAGCGACAAAAGCAGCCTTCCGAGGCTTCCGAAACGGACTTAAACAAGTAAAGATGGGCGACTACGAAGCCTGTATAGCCGACCTTTGGGCGGCATTGGGAATCAATAACCGCAATTCCTTCTATTGCTACCGCGACGGCAAGCAGGAGCCAAAAGCAAGCCAAGCCGTAGCAGTTACGGAAGTATTCGCCAAGTATGGAGTAACCGAAAATATTTGGGGGATATGCGACTAAAAGCAGAGCTTACCCGACGGGAAGGCGAGGTAGCCGAGTTGTTGGCGTGGGGAGCGAGTAAGAAAGAAGTAGCCGAAAGGCTCTTTATTTCAGCCCGTACCGTAGAGAACACCGCCCGCAACATATACGCCAAGATAGGCATCCAAAAGGCTACGGAACTTTGCGTTTGGTGGTTTTGCACGAAGTGCGGCGTTCCCGTAGACTTAGACCCGCTTAAACGCGCCTTCATAGCGACAGCCCTGCTGTTGGTTATGGGCTTCCACGAATACAACGGCAATAACGACGACAACTATTTGTTACGCGGGGCCAGACCAACAACGGCACGGACAACAAGAACGCTCCGCCGAGCAAAGGACGAGAACGAAAATATTAACCCCTTCAACAACTTGATAGCATGACAAGCGAGGAACTGAAAACAAAGATATTCGGCAAGACCGAAACCGGGGAACGCTACACGTTCCGGCAGTGGCTAATTTTCGTATGGTTCGCCCTGTCGCTATTCCTTCTTTGCGCGGCCGCCGAGGACGCAAGTATAACCGTCTTATTAGTTCTATTCGCCAACTTCGCCGCTTCCGCCCATTACATTAACAAACTTCCGCTTCCCGAAGACCCGGAAAAATACTTAGACGACGATGAAGAAGATTAACCCCGACACCCGAATAATAGACCTTACCGTAGGCCAACTTTTGGATGTAGTCGAAGACCGAGTAAGAGCGGTTTTGGCAAACAAGCCAACAAAACAGGAAGGCGAACGCCGCTACGTCTACGGCCTTAAAGGTTTGGCGAAACTATTAGGGTGCAGCAAAACGACCGCAAGCCGTATCAAGACTTCCGGGAAGATTGACAAAGCAATAACCCAAATAGGCGCACTTCTGATTATTGACGCGGATTTAGCCTTAGAGTTAGCCGGAAACAAAGAAAAGTAACAACACTAAATAATTAACAGCTATATGAGCAGACAAGTAACACTAAAACGCCTTACCCTTGTAAACTTTAAGGGTTTGCGAAACGTAGCCGTAGAGTTCGGCGACGGCGTTACGACCATAAGCGGACGTAACGGAACCGGGAAGACCACAATAGCGGACTCCTTCGCGTGGCTTCTTTGGGGCAAAGACAGCGAAGGAAACTCCGACTCCAAATTTGGGATAAAGACCAACGACGCGGAAGGTAACTTTATTCCCGACCTTGAACACGAAGTAACCGGGCTTTTCGACGTGGTAGACACCGAAACCGGGGAAGCGTCAAGCGTGGAACTTCGCCGCGTCTATGTGGAGGAGTGGAAGACCCCCAAAGGAAGCACCGAGCGCACCCTGTCCGGGCACCATACCGACTACTTCTTTAACGGCGTACCCTTGAAGAAGGCAGAATACGACGCAAAGGTAGCCACAATAATACCCGAAGACCTCTTTAAGGTCATTACGGATCCTTACTACTTCCTTACGCTTCATTGGAAGGCACAACGCGAATACTTGCTTACGATGGCGGGCAAGATTAACGACGCGGACGTAGCAGCCACCCGCGAAGAATTTGCCGCCCTTCTTCGCCGGGTAACAGGCAAGACGATGGAAGAATACAAAAAGGAAATTTCGGTACGTCGTGGCAGGATTGAAGCGCAGTTAGAAAAGATACCGACCCGCAAAGATGAAGCCACCCGAAACACCCCGGTAGCCCCGAACTACGCCGCCCTTGAAAGCGAGAAGGCGCAGATACAGGAAGACCTCGCCAACATTGACGCGGCGGCAGCTTCCGAAGCAGAAGCCAACCGCGTAGCCTACGAACAGGCGGCAAAGATACAGGCGGAAATCAACACTAAGCGCGACACACAGGCGAAGGCGTTACAGGACGCGAAGGAAGCGGCCCGCGCAGCAGCTTACGAAACCAACCGCGTAGCCGACGAAGCCGCCCGCGACCTCGCTCAAGTACAGCGCGACGAGGAAAGCGAAAACAAATATTACAGCCGGGAGAAGTCAGTAATAACGGCTTCCATAGCCACTGCCAAACGCCGTAAAGAGGACTACGAAGCCCAAGTAGCCGACCTTCGCAAGAATTGGGAGAAGGTCAATAACGAACAATTCCAAGAACAGCAAGCCCCGACCGCCGGCCCGCTTATTTGCCCGGTATTCGGTCATCAGTGCGCCGACCCCGGAGCACCCAACCGCCATCAGTGCGACGCAGCCGCAGCCCTTGAATCCTTCCGCAAGAACCAAGACACCGCCCGCGCCGCCTTCATTGCCAACCAAACCGCCCGACTTGACAAGATGGACGCGGAAGGCCAGGAACTAAACAGGCTTATAGCGGCACAGGACGCGGAAATAAAACGCCTTGAAGCGGAAGCCGTCGCCCTTGATACCAAGCACAACGCCGCCGTACAGGACTACGCCACAAAGAAGGCGACCTATAACAACACCATAGCCGCCAATCCCCGCGTAAGCACCGACCCGCAAATAGACCCGCAGACGCTTCCGACTTGGGTAGCCCTTCAAAAGGAGATAGACCAACTGAACGCCCGCCGTGCAGCCGTGACAGCACCGACAACACAGGACACCGCCGCAGAGCGTCAGCAGAGCCGGGCGACACTTCGCGCCCGCCTTTCCG